TGGAGATGCACTGCGAAGCGCACCTCCACTCCGATCGCGGTAAACGACCGGGGGATGGGATACGATTCCATCTCCACATGGCCTAACGGCCAGTTACCCTGCGAGGGTAACCCATCGGCGTTTCGACTTGAAGCCGCCGCGCTTCACACTAGAGAGGAAATCCAATGTTACTGAATCGTCAGTGAGATGACTCATTGGCATTGGCAACCACTCTTCTACAAAACTGCCATACTGGCTGCTTTGTGAAGGTGGTGTTCCTCCGCGGTCCTCCTCTGACAAAGAAGGGTCGCTCCTTGCAGCCAAGGCTGAAAATCCAAGGGAGGAATCCCGAGGATCCTGCAGTCTGAACTGAAAGTCGCGTACCCCTGAATTGCTGAGGGGTGCGTCAACTTCTGGGACACACTGTCCCACAGAAGGTCGATCGTCGCAAAGACGTCGTGACCGTCCTCCAGCGTATACCCAACAAGGTTTACGCTCGAAGGAGTACGGATCACGATTGTCTCGCTGACGATCGCGTCTGTGAGTAGTGATGCCCCATTTGTTGAGGCAGGCGATTTCGTCACCATCAATTTGGTCCTTTCTTTTGACTGGATCAAAAACTATCCTCTTTTGTCTCCAATTATGAAGCTCCTTGTCATAATGACAATGAGTATCAAAAAGGAAGCTAAGATGAGATAGCCCAGAGCCAGGTTTTCTTGCTCTAGGAATGGTACGTTTCACCACTCGACGAAGCATATCCCTAATGATTTGGGCAACGTGCCACTGACCCCTTAAATAAAAGAGGTCGGCGGTCGCATTCCAGCTCATTATGGTGTTTGCTTCCCAGCGTCGTGAATCATCATGCGGCACTTCTCTGGCATAAACCGGATTAACCGGCACACCATTGAAGAAATCCGCACCGCAACTTTCGCGAAAGGCAGAAGCCTTGAACGACTTGCTGATGTTAACCTTGAGAGCATAGCTCTCAAGGTACTTCACGACGAAGTCCGTGTACTCTACGGGAATGATTATATCATCTCCATAGACATCGATCAGTCTGCCATAACGGCGGATCGACCGTGAACTCGGACGCCTACCATCGAGTATGTGCATCGCACTCTGAATAAGGGTGAAAAACACCATTGCTTCTACGGGAAAGCACAAAGCTGATCCCATAGATGCATACTTAAACAGAACGATGTTAGTACCGTTTGGTAAGTCGGCATGCAAAGAACGAGCATCTTCTAGGTATGGAAGAAGCCCTGAGGTCTTAAAAATGCGCTGAACCAAGTGCAAATGCACTCGGTCTGACGCATCCTTCAGGTCTAGCGTTGCTAGTCGTCTATCTATGCTTGCACGATAAGCGAGTCTCTGATTGACATCTTGACGCGTGAAGCGTATGGAATGTCTGGTCAGTGCGTGAGTCTCCAACGTCGGATATGCAAGGTCTTTTACGGCCTGTTGCATATACTGAACGTGAGAAGGCTCAATCGCGATGACTCGTGGCGACGTCTGCGTCTTAGGTACGAATACTACGCGAACTGGGGTTTCATCCCTCAGTTCAATGTATTCGACTCCTTTGACACTTTCGACACACTCCCGCATACCACCGGCTGCAGCTGCAACTCCGTAATTGGGGAAGCAGTGCAGGTCGGACGGGAATGTGAACTCCGAACGATGGTTCCACTTGCTGATAAGGAATCGCTGGTTAGCGAGTAACCTATCAGCAGTGACACCGGGACCGTGATGACAGACGAGATCGAGATAGTCCAGCTCAGGGAAAACCTGGGACCAGACGATTCCCGAGACTTTGTCAAGGACGTTGTCCTCCCTTTCAACAAAAGGGGTCATACGGCGGAGTTCGCCTTCTACATCGATGAAATGTTGCGTAGCCAACGCATTACGCTTTGGACTACACTCAAGTTTTAGCTTCTTAAAGAAGCGACATACTTGCCTGATACCAGCGATGGTAAAAGGACATGGCTCATCGAGTAGCCTACCATCCTTATTGAACACACGTTTGAAGAAACCTCCCATAAAACGGGGGAGACTTCCATGCCTAGCAAAGTTGCTAGGACATGTGAACGTCCCATCTTCGATACCTCTTTCGAGAGCATCAGAAAGATGAGGAAGGGTAATCGTCAAGAACGAAAGCCCCTCGTGTTCACAACGATCTGCAACGCGTTGCAGATCGCGTTCTACGGACAAGTCTAAGTCCAAACTGAGTTGTCTCAGAATGGCTTGGACGAGCTTGGTCGGTCTTTTCACTGTAACCTCCATTAATATGGTGGAAACAGGACCGTCTAGGCTTTACTCCGACAACTGTCGGTTCTACGTGAATCTCAGAAGCGTGAAGCTAATGAGAACGATGAGTAATATGAACTCAACGCTAACGATAATGACATCCCAAGTTGTGATGCCAAAATCGCGCATTAGAGACTTAGAACTCACCGCCGAGTACCTTGTTGTAATTGGCCGATGAAAG